ATATCCGAGGGGTGGCAACCCCTCCACGCCAGAACCCAGCACGAACGGCGGCGTATAGCCAACCTCAGTGCTATCCGTGCCAGCGGCAAGCGTGCTCGGGGTCAGGTCAACCGCGACAAGGGTGCTCATCCGGTGAACCTGATCGCGCCGGCCGAAACCGTCAGAGCTGTGCCGCCATCGAGGATCGTCAACCCGTCCGAAGACAGTAGGAGTCCACCAATCGGGTTGCCTGTCGCTTTAACGGTGGTGCTCCAGATGACGATCGCCAGGACGGTGCCCCAGTCCTCGAGAGGGTCAGGAAACACACTGTCTACGATCGTTTCGATGGCGCGGGTCGCAGCGGCAGCCCAGCCCGCGGAGGTTGACGCCAAGCTGACGCGCTCATAGGACGCCGCGATGACCTCAGTGATCGAACCCGCCGAGCAGACGTCGTCGGGGGTTGATGTACTCAACCCCACACCGAAAGACCCGCTGAACCGGCCCGCGCGGTAGAGCGCCTCTAGTGCGATGTGGGTCTCGGAATCAGGTAGGTGCATCAGAGCCCACTTATCGCTGGTGTTGGCTGGACAGGGATCCGCAGGTAAACGTCACGGCGCAGGTTCTGCACCGCATACGTCGGAGCGGGGCTCGTAGAGTCGGCGCGGTCGGCGCGCCAGACCTCGCCGACGCCGCCCTGGGAGATCCTGAGCAGCCACCGGGGCGCCTGCGTCGCCGCATGCAACGCGGCCCGCCGCTGCTCGACCTGCACCCACGATGAGCCCCGGACCCGGACCTGGACCTCCATGACCATGCCGTCCAGGACCGAGGAAACCTCGTGGTTGCCGTCCACAAACGGAGACGTCACAACCTGCCGGCGCCACGTCGCATCAGACCCGGGAAGCACGACGGCCTCGTAACCGCCCGTGTTCAGATCGAGCACGAGCGTCCCTGACGTGTTCAGGCACTGCACGACGACGGCCATCAGTGGCTCCTCAGGGCATGCATGCGAGCCTCGCGGGCCATCCGTGCCCGGTACGCGTCCGGGTCGGGGGCAATGATGTTGCCCGTGTGGACGATGCTCGTGCTGTGTGTGGTGGACGTCGCCCCAGCCATCGCCGGCTGCTGCCCGAAGACGCCGCCGTTGGCCATAGGCATGATGCCGAGCCCGAACCTGCGGGCGGTCTCCTCAAGGAGCCGGATGTTGCGGGCCCGCTGGGACGGCTTGCCGGAGATGTAGGTCTCCCACCCGGTCTCCGGCTCGGCCCAGAGGATGTTCGAGCCACCGGGGGCGATCATGCTCTGGCGATCCATGCCGTTCGCGGCATAGATCGTGCCGCCGTCGGCCTTCCTCTTCGCCTTGGGCGCGGAGGGGATCGCAAAAACAGGGACGCCGGTGAGTGCGCTCAGGATCGACATCGACGTTGCGTCGAGCTTGACCTTGATCGGGACCGTGACGGGCGCGGAGATCTGCCTCTTGAGTGTGGCGATCTGCCTCTGTAGCCCTGCTATGACAGCCTGACCCTGCACGGAGTTCAGGCTCAGGCCGGGTTTCTTGCCCTGCTTGATGTCGTTGATCTGTTTCTGGAGCGCGGTGATCTTGGCTGCGGCATCTCGCTTGTTCAGGACGATGTTGGTGACCTTCTGCTTCGGGATCGCGCCGTACTCGTCCGCGAGCTTGCCCGCCGCAGTCGCCGTGAATCCCATCTGCGTCAGTTGCTTGACGAGGGCTTCGCGGCCTGCGGCATACCGGGCAGTGAGATCCTTCTGGCTTTCGCCCGTCCTGCCTGCCGCGGCGGTCTCTGCGTCGAGTGACGCGACGGACGCCTTGATCTGGGTGTCCAGTGTTCGACCTGCGGAGGTGGTGCGGTCGATCGCGCCCTTGTGGATGTCGAGTTTCTTGCCTGACCCATCTGCGGCATACCCAATGCCGTCGATGCCCTTCGCGACACGCAGGCTCGCGTCGTGGAGCTTGGCTTGGTCGATCAGCGGTGCCGCTGTGGACTTGAGCTTGGCCTGTGCGACATCGAGGCCGTTCTTGATGAGGTTGGTGCGGATGCTGGCGGCGGCCTTCTGTGATCCCTTGTCGACCGCGGCGAAGCTCGCGTCGGCCTTGGTCTGCAGCTTTTCGAAGTTCTCAACGGACTCGGACATGTCAACGCCCGGGATCGAGTCCAGGCCCCTCAGGATCGAGCCGATCAGGCCCATCACTGCGGGGCCGACGAAGCCAACCATGTGGCCGAATCCCTCGATGCCGTCTGCGGCGGCGTTGGCCAGGGCCCGCCCGGCGTCGAGGGCGCCGTTCGCCATGTCGAGCAGGAACTGCATGATCGCCGCGCGGTTCTCCGTGGCGAAGGCCGCGAAGCCCTCGATCTGCGGGGCGAATGCGGCGGCCAGGGCGCCCTTGATTCCGTCAGCGGCGACCTCGATATTCCTACGCGCGGTCTCCAGCGTCGCGGCGGTATTCGTGCCGATGGCTGCCATTGCATTGCCCGCGGCGCCCTCGACGGTGCCGAGCTCCTTCACCGCGGTCGAGAGATCCATCTTGTTCAAGGCACCTGCCATGTCCTCGGACTGAGTCCCGAACAGGGAAACGGCGATCTGGGCTCGGGTTGCCGGGTCCTCGACGCCGCGGAGGGCCGTGAATACCTTCCCTAGTGCGGCCGACGCCCGAGACCCACCGGACGCGATGTCGTCCTGCATTTTTTCGCCGTCCAGCCCGAGGCCCACGAACGCAGCGCCAAGATCGGTCAGGTGAGAGACACCCTTGCTGTCGAACTTCTCAAGTGCGCCGAGGCTGCGGAGCGTGAACTCCTTGATCGCGTCAGCGGCGATGTCGCTGTCCCGTGCGCCGCCCTTGATGGCCTGTGACATAAGCCCAAGGGCCTCGGGGCCTTCCAGTCCGACCTTTTGGAACTGGACCGAATATTCATTGAATGTGTCCAGTAGGTCTTCGCTCTTGTCGACGCCCGCTTGGGCACCCTTGACGAGCAGATCGAACGCGCCAGCGGCGTCTTTCGCGAGGCCGGTGCGCAGGATCTGCGCGGTGGCGCGGGCGACGGCGGGGATCTCCTCGCCGAGGATGTCGGCGACCCCGGACAGGGACTCGATGACCGCCTGGGAGTCCTTGGCCGTGCCCTTCGGGTCGAGCAGTCCCTGTTGGATCGCCTGCCTCGCGGTGTCCATGTTGCCGGCGAGGCTCTCGCCGAAGTTGTTGGCGTAGGCCTCGCCGCTCGCGCGGGCCAGGACTGCGACGGTCTTCTCATCGAGCCCCGTCTTGGCCATGAGAGCGTCGCTGCGCACCTCGACATCGAGCCCCTCCATGATGCTCTTGCCAATCGCGGCACCGATGCCCACGATCGTGCCTGCGACGGGCAGCGCGACGAGCGCCGCGATGATGCCCGACGACAGTCCCTCGCCTGCGGTCTCGCCAGCAGCCTCGCCCTCGTCTCCGAGCCCCCGGATGTCAGCCTCGGCGCGGGACGTGTCGGCAGCGACACTGAAGGTCGCGGTGTCGCCATCGATCCGTGCCAGCGCATCGGCCGCGCTGCCGATCGAGCCCAGCGCGCTGGTCGCGTCAGCATCGAGGGTCGCTGACGCGGTCGTGGAGTCGATGTCTCGAGCGCCGTCCTGGACCCGTGCCAGGTCGGTCAGCGCCGACCGCACATCAGAGCCGACGGTGATGGTCGGGTCGGCGCCAGCCAGTGCCCGCTGCGCCCGGTCTACTGCTTCCGCCTTCTTGGTGAAGTCCTTGATGTCGGCGACAAAGATGGTCTCGAGCTCGGCCACGCGTAGCGCCATCAGGTGACCTTTCGGAGTGCGGTTGTCAGGCGGGACTCGACGGCGAGCAGGCCGAGGATCATGGCGCGCACCCCGAGCCAAGGACGGGCCAGGACCGCGGCGTCGTACAGGTCGACGCGGTACCGCTCAGCCATGTCGGCACAGACGAGGTCCCAATGGGGGGTGATGTCTGCCCACCAAATCGGGCGGCCAGACGCAGGCAAGACGGCCTTGGGTTTCAGGTTGTGCGGGATGGCGTAGTCGACGTACATCCCATCGGCATCGGGCTCGCCTACGCCGTATTGGGCCCACTCTTCGAGGGTCTCTGGGCTTTTGGGGCCGTGTCGGTCACCTCGTCAGTGCCCCACATCAGCGCGCAGATCCCATCGGCGGCAGCCTCGCCCGCGGACCAAAACCACATCGCGTAGTACCCGGCCCTGGCGATGGTCATCTCGCTGAGGCCGTCCGTGACCATCTGGTCACGGACCTCCCGCCCCAGCGTCAGGACGGCTAGGTCCTCGGTGATGGACTCTGCGAGCTTGACCATGGCGGGGTCGGGCTCGGACTTGACCAGGCCGATGCGGTGCTCTGCGACGACAGTCAGGGCGATGATGGCCTTGCCGTCCTGCACGGACGGCGGTGGGGCGAAGTACCGCCGTCCGTCCTTGCCCTCGATGGGCAGGTCAGGTTGCGCCCACCGGCCAAACTCAAAGGCCACCGGGTCAGACGACGGGGTTGCTGATTTGGGTCCGCTTGCCCTTGCCGGTCAGCGTCACCTTCCAGGTGCCGATGTCGCTGTTGCCCGTGTTGGCCCGCTCGATGCTGACCGTGGCGAAGCCCGAGTACGCCTCGTTGTCGTTCGCGGGGCCGGTGAAGGGCTTGTCGTACCAGCGGACATTCGCGATGGACGCGCTGCCGACGGCGTCGGGCTCGGTGTACGCCTTGAGCGCCTCGACCTCGGTGGCGTAGTCGCCGGTGGTGGCGAGGCGGTTGACCTGGACGCTGAACTCCAGCGACCAGCTCTCGGAGGTCTTCTCCTCGTTCGGCGCGCCGAGGTCATCGTAGGTCTGCGCGTCGGCGGTGACGGGGGTGACCTTCGGTGCGATCGCCGAGATGCGGCGGATCGGGGACCACACAGGAGTGCCGACGGATCCGGTGTTCAGATCGACCCCGAATTCGTAGCTGAAGCCTAAAGATGCGCCTGCGGTCATGGGAAGAACGGCCATGGTGGTGCCTTTCTAGTTGTCGAGCACGATGCGGTAGTTGTCTGTTCTTTCTTGGCGGCCGTTCTCGTCCGCGCCAAGGGGAGCGGTCGAGGTTCTGGTGACCCTGGCGAGACCGCGGGTGCGGTAGGTGTTGTGCAGTGCGGCGAAGGCGGCATCAGCGACGATGTCTGCGCCGTTCGGTGCGCCCCTGCTGCCTCGACTACGGACCTGCACGTACCGGTCTGCGAGCCCGGTCATGGGGTCGTCGGTCTGCGTGTAGACGGTCACGCCGATGGCACGGTCAGGGCTGGCAGGCAGTGGCCCGTAGGCGATGGCGACCTCAGCGGCGGTGTACGCGGGCCCGGTCGGGCGCCAGACGCCTGCGCCTGCGTCGGCCAGGATCTGCGCCACGGCGTAGGTGACCTCAGTGGTGTCCATCAGCCCATCGCCCTGCGTGCAGCGGTCGCCATGAGCTGCGCGACCTCGCTGCGGCCGGTGTCGATCGCGGCTGACTCGAGGTACTTGGCCTGCCCGCGATGGTGGCGGTAGTCGAGCCGCTCGTGCTGTGGGACGGCATACGGGCTGTCGCTGGTGACTGCGCTCTCGAGGTCGCCTTCGGTCGCGCTGTGGACGGTCAGGGATGAGCGGAGGTCGCCGAGCTCCATCGGGGTGCGGGGCGTGGCGACGGCCTTGACTCGGTCGGCGACGAGGTTGAGCCCGTCCGATGCGCCTTTGCGGGTGAGTGCGGCGATGTCGACGTGGATCGTGAGGCGGCCCATCAGGTCAGTGCCGCGACGTGGTGGTCAGGGAGGTCAAGGTCGCCGGCTGTCAACGTCGACGCGATGATGACGGTCGCTACTCGACCACTGGGGAGCGTGACCAGTGAGCCCTCGGTGAGGATCGTGGCCAGGGATGGTCGGCCGAATACGGTGGTCTCAGAGACCACCTCAGCGCCGGACGCGGACCGGACCAGCTTGCGTTTGTCGTCCGCGAACACACCGTTGTCCGTGTCTGGGGAGAGGATGAGCAGTTCGGCGTAGGAGCTGCCCATCCCCCCAGACCCAAGCAGGGTCTGGACTGTGACTGTGTGGACGTAGAAGTCCTCGAGGTCGTCGCTCATCCGGTTTCCGTCGGTGCGGTGCTGAGCAGGCCGGCGGCACCGAGGATCAGGAGGGCCTCTTGG